CTTCGGGATCCGGTCCCACGCCTTGATCGCGCTGGGCGCCCACGCCCCAATGCCATACGACTGCCGGCAGAACGACTGACACAACCCCGTCCAGTCCTGCGACGGGTCCTTGGCCTGGTCCCAGGCCCACTCGATCGCCTCCTCCACGCTGCGCTTCAGATACCCGCGCTTCGGAGGAATCCAGATCGTCCGGGGCTCCATCTCCGGAACATCGGCGAACGGCCCAATGCCTTCCAGGATCGTCGCGTCCTCGTTCAATGTCCTCGTCATTTTCCCTCCTCAATGAAGAAGGTCGTGCCCTTGTGACCGACCTCGCTGGCCACGACCGATGTGAGTACGCTCACGATGGCGGCGCCCAGGCCAACGCTCAGCACCGCGATCCAATCAACCTTCAACGCGTCGACCGCGCCAGCACCGAGCAGGGCCAGCATTGCGGCAGCGGCGGATCGGATTGATCGCTCGGCTGCCGACTTCCAGAAGTCTCGGGTGAGATGCATCAGCTGCTCCGATTCATGTGCCAGTTGATATGGCCGTCCACCTTCTTCTCCACCGTCCCGACCTTGTGCTCCAGCGTGTCGATCTTTCCCTCGATCGAGTTCAGTTGATCCTTCATCGACGTCCCATCGTTCGGCTTGAACTCGCGCAGGACCTTGTTCAACCTGGAGTCGATGATCCAGAACAAGCCGCCCATGATGATGGCGCCGATGCTGAGCAGGGTGAGGATCTGGTCGGGCTCCATCACGACTCCGGTTCAGGTTGAGCGGGCGTCTCCGGTTCAGGTTGAGCGGGCGGCACGAACACGTCAAGGTCCGGGTCGTAGGTGTACCCAGGTCCCGGGTAGTGCGCCCTGAAACTGGCACTGTAGGAACACTGACGCCAAGTGCCTTCCAGTCCCAGGCTCGCTTGGAACGCCTGACCGACGGGCTCGGAATCGGGAAATGGCAGATCGCCAAGGACGACGTCGTCGATGCGTTGTACTTCGATGACGACGCCTTGTTGGTCGATGCGAGCGAAATGTGCCATGTCAGTTTGTCCTTATCCTGATGACGACGCGGCCACTACCACCGGCCTTGCTCTCGTAGCCTGCTTGATCGCTGCCGGCACCGCCACCGCCGCCGGTGTTTGCCGATCCTGCGGCAGCGACTGACGCGCTGTACCTGGCGCCGACTCCGCCGCCGTCGTACACCACGCTGACGTTATTGGCCGTGTTTTGCACGCCTCCACCACCACCACCGCCGATCTGCACCAGTGAGCCGGTGATTCCCGTTGTGGTTCCCCGAGCCCCATCCCTGGTTGTTGGCACGCCATACATGCCGCCGCCACCACCACCCAGGCGTGAACCAGCTGTCACGCTTTCGCTGCCAGAACCGGCGCGGCCTTGCATACCCGTGGCCGCACCGCCAGTGGTCGCGGAAGCTTGGGCGCCGCCACCGCCACCGCTACCACCAGTACCGCCGTTCTGGCTGCGGCCACCAGCACCGCCGCCTTTGGTCGTGAGAATCCCAACGACGCTGGAATCCGAACCGACCGTTCCAGCTGCGCCGTTGGTTTGTGCACCGCCACCGCCCACGGTCACGGTGTATGTGGTGCCAGCGTTCAGAATGAACGACGCTTGAAATATGCCGCCGCCACCGCCACCGCCGCCGACGGAATCGCCACCACCGCCACCACCAGCGACACACTGAATGTCGCAGTAGCCGGTTTGTGATGGGGTGATGCTGCCGTTGCCTGTCCAGAGGTAGGCGGAGTAGTTGACGCTGTCCTCGGTGTATGTCGTGATCGTCGGCGACCCGGTTGTCGACGCGACGCTAAGGGCTTTTGGGGAACCACCGCCCTTAAAAAACCACCATGTGTTGGTGGCGATCTTCACGAGAGAGCCGGACTCCTGGATCGCCAGCGTCGTGCTGGCTGCGTTCAAGGTGACCCCGGCAGCAGTCCCGATGGTGAACGATCCGGCGGTGCCGATGTTGGCGACCGCAATCGTCGTCCCGACCGCCGCGCCGTAAGTGGCGTTGGTCGGGATCGTCGCCGTGCCGCCGGAGTTGTTGTTGAACGTCACGAGGTTGCCGGCGTCGGCGGTGCCGAACGTCCGCGCCGTCGAGGTGTCCGTGTTGATGTAGTTGCCCTTGATGGTGTCGGTGAGGTCGGCGGCGGTGAGCACCTCCCCGGTTGTGAAGGTCGATCGGATCGTCATCAGTTGTCCTTTCAGAATCCGAGGTGATCGTTGTCGAGTTGGCCGAACTCGCTGTCATCGAGGACGAAGCCGGTGATCGCGTCGCTGCACTTGAAGGACACGAAGTGCCGATCGACCTGGATCGAATGGCTGATCTCGTCGATGCTCAGCGTGCGGCTCAGGGCCGTGCCGATCGCGTTCACGTTCGGCAGCGACACTGCCACCGTCACGATGTCGGCCAACTCCAGGTCCAGGATCGAGTTGGCCTTCGAGGCGCTCAGCGATTCCAGGATCACCGTCATGCCGTCGATGCGGAACCGCGGGTCCTTGTACTGCGCGACGAGGTAGTCGGCGATCTGCTGCGCCTGCACATTGTCGCTGAGTACGGTGTCGAGGCCGTAGTCGAACTGGCCGTAGTTCGTGATGCTCGTGGCATCCGATGCCGTTGCCGTCCCTGCGACGACCGTGCCAGCCGTGTACGTCACCGAGACCGAGTTGCGCATCTCGTCGGTCAGGCTCGCGGCCTGGAAGTCGACGAACGGCACGTCAGTGCCAAAGGCCACGTTGCCCGAGGTCGGATCTTGCACCTGCGCGCGGGACAGGAACGTCGCCAGGTTGGACTTGTCAAAGAAGAACGCGCCCTGCTCGGACGCCTCCACCTTGCCGATGTAGGCCGTGACGTTGACGTTGGCGGCGATCACGTCGGAGTCCAGCGTCGCGAGCCCGGTGGAGATGCTGCGCTGCGTGGTGGGCCAGCCGGCATCGTTCAGCGCTGCGCCGATTCGGGCGCCTGCAGTCGTCCCGACCGCGGTCCCGGCAGTCATGTCGGCCTGCGAGATCGCCGCGAAGCCGTCGACCGCGCGGACAGTCGCCGTGGCGTCGCCGTCGAGGCTGAAGTCGAACTCCCAGCCCTCCACCAGCCCGGTGAACACCGGGAAGCCGTCGCGGGTGATCCTGATCTGCTTGCGCGGAACGATACTGCCGAAGTACGGCGAGGAGGCGTAGGTCGGATCGAAGGTGCGGTCCCGGTTGTCGACGACGACCGTGGCGATCCCGGCGGTGAACTTCTCCAGCACCCTGGACCGGCCCCGACGAGTCGAGACCTCGCGGACCTTGCTCGTGATGTCGACGTAGACGTCCCCGGCGAGCTTATAGGTCGCGTTGTCCAGGGCGCCCTTCGTTGCGTCGTCGAGGGTGAAGAAGTCGCCGATGCCGTTCGCGGCGAGGTCCACCGCCAGTTCGACCGTCGTGGCCATCATGCCCTCGCGAACACGGGGCCAGACGAGCGCTCGTACAGGGTGATGGCCTCGACGACGCTGCGACCGATCGCGCGAGGATCGCCGACCCCGGCAGTCACGTTGATCTGGATGGAGGTGCCGCCGCCGACCGGACTGCCGCTGGATTGGATCGCGTCATTCGGCACGATCACGCCCGGCTGCTTCGGAACGAATACCTCCGGTCCCTGCTCGCCGACGAGATAGGCCGTGCCAGGTCCGACCGGGCCGCCCTCAGCACGTGGCTGCAGCGACGCACCAGCGACCACGTTCACGGCGACGTACTCGACCTCGACCCTGATCCGGGTCTTGAGTTTGGAGGCCACCCAGGCACGGAAGGATTCCTTCTCAGCGTCGATCTTCTTCTTGGCCGCGTCGATCATCTGCTGCGCGTTCTCGCCGCCGAACTCGGCGAACTGCAGCGCCATCGGGTCGCCGAGCGTGACCTTCGTGAAGGCCATCAAGGCCTGGTAGTTGAGGTTCAGTTGCTCCAGCTGCGCCGGATTGTTGGCCAGGTAGTTCGCCAGGCCGATCGCGGCATCCGGCGGCAGAGTCAGAATCTGCTGCGCCAAGGCCTGCGGGATGCGCGTCGCGATCTGCGCGATGGCCGAAACGGCGTTGGTCTGCTGCTGGATGTCGCCGAGCACCATCTGGACGACCTGCTCAGGGGTGAGCGGTTCGCCTGCAGCACCAGTTGTGCGGAAGGAGATGTTCCCCATGATCGTGTCGGTGACCGACTGGGCGTAGTCATCGAGCGCCTTCCGCGCGCCCATGATGATCTGGCCCTGCTCGGTGACGATCGTGCGGAACGCACCCAGTCGGGACTCGAAGGCGTCGACCATGCCGCCAGCGATGACGGTGCCACCGCCACCGAAGGAGACCTTGAGCCCTTCGAGTTCGGCGTTGATCTCGGCGGCCGCGGCCTTCCACTTCACGGCCAGGTCCTCGGCAGCCTTGCTGCCGGCAGAGCCGGCGCCGCGTGCTGCCTTCTCTATCTCGCCGTACTTCTGCCGCAACTGCTCCCAGACGACCGAACCACCGAGTTCGGCGCCTTCGCGAAGAGCGCTGGACACCGTGCCGGAGGTATTGGCGAAGTCACGCGCGGCGCGCTGGCTCTGCACGAGAGCCTCGAAGAAGGCCAGGTAGGACTGCGTGGCGTACCACGCCTTATTGCCTGCGTCCTCGACGTCGTCGGCAAGGCCGCTGACTTGGCCGGATGCCTTGCCTGCAGCGATCGCGCTGGCCACAGTTGCCGATGTCAGTCCGCGCGTCTCGATTTTGGCGTCAGACGTGATGATGCCCAGGTCCTCCAGGTACATCATCGTGGTGACGAGTGGACCGACCAGCAGAGCCAACTGCTGCTTCAGGACGTTGATCGTGGCCTCAAGCGTGTTGAACTGCTTATCGGCTGGGACAAGTCCGAACGAGGTAAGTCGTGCCAAGTCCACCAAGAGCCGGCCGACTTCGTCGCCAGTCATGGCGATCCCGTCGATGAACTCGGCAATGGCATCGCCTGTCTGCAGAATGACGTCCTGGACTCCGCCAACGCCACCCATCTTGCCGATCATGCGATCCAGCGCG